TCGTCAAAGGTTACACCGGTTACCCAATCTTTTAGGAAGTGAAACTCCTCTAATCCTTTAGGGTTTAATACCTCAATAGGTTTAAAGTCGAACTCGCTTTCGTTAAGTTTCTTAATGTCGTCTCTTAGTTTTTTAAGGCCTTCTTTAGAGAATCTATATTCTCCTTTCTCGTTTACAATTAAAACGCCCTTTTCGTCTACTGCGGCGTTATCTAGTCTAAGTTCCTCTATTTTAGTAACGTAGTCTTCTTGGTAAGACTTTAATTTCTCGCCAAACTTAAATAGTTTCTTTTGGACCTTAGTTTCTTGTTTCCCGATTACGGCGTTAATTTGACCGATAACCTCGTTAATTTTTTCGTACTTCATAAGTTAATTATTTTTTACAAATATATAATATTATTTAATAAAATACATTATTTACACCTCTTCGCTAGTAGGATTTACAACCGGTAAAGACTCTTCTAGCCAAGGATTAGGCAGAACAATAGTAGGAGGATTAACTAAGTTATTTAACTCTATTACTAATTGATCGTCATAAAAAGAAACATTTACCCCACTATCTAGCCACCCGCAAACTTGATCGTAAGTAAGATCCGGATAAGCCGTAAAATCAGTAGAACTAGGCGTTTCGCACTCCATTATATTAAAAGCGTTAGCGACATATTCTACCTCGTTTACTACTGTAATAGCTTGTCTACGCCAATAAATAGCGACTACTACGTCGACTAAGTCGCCTTCTTGCGGCTTAGTGTTCATTTGTTGAATGTCCCACTTAAATACTATTTCCATTTTATTTTATTTAAAGTTTTAGAATAGATCCGCCCAAGCGGCACCGTTATAACATTGTAAAGTATTTAAAGTAGTATTATATATAATACAACCCGCTACTTTTACCGTAGCATTTAAAGCGTTTCTTTGTGTCGTAGTCATTTTAGGAGGTACAAATCCGCAAGAAGTAGTATTTAATAATAATCCTCCTAAAAATTGTAATTCATCTGCGTTTTTGCCACTATTTAAAATATTTACATTATAAGCACTACTTCCGTTTCCTTTAAATGTATAAATTAGACCGTAACGCATACCTATTGGAGCGTTTAAATCTATTTCGTAGGAGCTTAAAATATAAGGAACGGTCCCCGAATTACTTATACTAAAATCGTAAGTAGTACCGCTTGATCCTTTCCAAGTCATACTTTGACCGACTGCGACGTAAGCAGTAGAAGTAAAAGTAGCATAGGTTCCGTTATCTTGTATAGTACTATTAGCTAAAATAGTACTTGAACTAAATCTAGGAATATAACTAGTAGATCCACTTCCGCCAATACCCGAACTTAACGCAGATCCATTAATAAAATAGTTACCCGTTATATTAACACTTCCGGCAACGTGCAATTTATAGCCCGTATTTATTCCCGCCGCATTACTTAACGAAACGTAACCATTTGAAGCGTTTATATTTATTTGATCCGCATTTTCAGTAAAAGAGTAAAAACGTAAGTAATCGTCTACCGTACTTCCGCTATTGTATCTTATTTGATATTTAAGAACGTCTTGTACTGCAAATCTTAAATGTCCTTGCGCAGTTCCGGCGTTAATTAATATACCCGTTAAAGTGTCCGGATAACTTCCCGTTCCCTTAACTTGTAATTGAGCGTAAAAAGTAGAATCCGCCGGACCGAATATATTAAGTCTACCCGAACCCGTTGTCGCGCCTATACTTACGTTAGTTCCGTTATCGTAGATTAAACTATTACCTAAAGCGCTAGCCGAGGTCCATTTAGGTACATAGTTAGTAGTACCGCTTCCGGTTACACCCGATCCGCCACCGCCTCCGATTATAGTACCGTTAATTTTAAAGTTACCGTTAATATTTACGTCTCCGTTTACTTGAAATAATCCACCTCCCGAAACTGTCGCTCCGATAACTACGTTTCCGCTAGCTTGATAAATTCTAAATACGTTATCGCTCCAAGTTGAACCAATACGACCACTTATAGAAAAGTCGTTAGAACTTGCTATTCTTGTTAAACCCCAATAAGGAGTAGTAGTTACGTCAAATCTAATACGAGAAAAAAATCCCGATCCGTTAGAGTTAACAATTATATTACCGTATAAACTATTTGTAATTGGCGCGTCTCCTATTTGATAGTAATTTAATTGTCCGTCGCTATTTAAACTTATTTTTTCAGTTCCGGTACTTTGATAAATTGAAAATATACTACTAGTATTTGAATTTATAAAAGCCGTTTGAGTACTTCCGTGCTTAAATCTTATTTGTACTCCGCTACTTGCTCCCGCTTCAAAAGTAGAAAGGTTATCAGTTGCGCTATAAATATGAAATAATGTAGAAGGACTAGTTTTTATTCCGAATCCGGTAGTATTAAAAACGCCTATACTTTGATAAGAAACAGTAGCGCCCGCCGTTCCGCTAGCCGCTACTTGATGAGTAATTGTAGGACTAGAACTTTCGTAAATTGTTCTAGTAGTTGCATTTGTTGTTGTATAAATATTATTACCTCCATTATAGTAAGAGTTAGAAGCTAAAATTAAATTCTCCGCGCCCGATCCGTCTGCATAAATAACCGGATAGTTTCCTAATTGTAATACTTTAGCGTCGTTAGTAAAAGAACCATTAGCGGCAGTTCTTACGCCTATATTACCTTGCTCATTAACTACTAATCCGGTAGTAGAATTTTGTCCCGCAGACAAACTAATAAAACTACCCGAACTTGATCTTAAGCCTATACCGTAGTCTCCCGCGTTAGGAGTATTTCTTACGTTTATTTGAAAATATCTTGTACTACCTTGGAATAATGCAGTTTGTCCGTCATAGTTAACGTTAAAGCTACCCGTTACGTCTAATTTATAAGCGTTTGAAGTATTACCTATTGAGACATTTCCCGAAGGATAAAACGTAACAATATCATCTGCTTTAGTAAAACTATAAATTGATAAAGAATCCGTCGAAATTGCTCTTATTTGCCATTTTTTAGCACCCGCACCCGTCCAAGATTGAGAACCCGCTAAAAATCTTATATGTGATTGACTTTCGCCTCCTACTATTATTCCTCCTACTCCGCTAGTAACTGTACTATAAAAATATGCTTGTCCGTAAGGTTCCGCATTTAAAGAGGTAGATACTGTTAGTAATCCGGATAAAGTAGACGCATAGTTTATAAATACTTGGCCGTCTCCTCTTACTTTAAAATATTCCGTTCCCGCTTGACTAGCAGCTACAAAAGTTCTATCGCTAGAATTTGTCCCCGCCTCTATTGCCATACCGTAAGAAGTTCCCGCCGCTAATCCACTTGTATAAGCGTAAATTATACTTGTACTTGCGGTAGTATGAGCAATTTTTAACGCTTCGCTACTTATTGCAGTTCCTATACTTGTTTTACTTGCAACGTAAAGACGATTACCCACGTTAAGATCGTTACCGATAGTAACGTTTGAGTTAGTTCCTATTGTTATTGCGTCTAACCAAGTAATAGTATTTCCCGCAGTCCCCGACGTACTAGAAACTCTAAAGCCGTGTACTCCGCTACTTTGGTAATAATTAGTCGCGTAACCATTTGCCGAAAAGGTCCAAACTGAACTAGCGTTTAAATAAGACTTAGTTCCCGCGTGGAAATCGTTATCTACTAAACTTCCGAAATATACATTTCCTTGATTTTCAAATAGTTTACTATCGCTTTTCCAAGAATTAAAACTACTAACTCCAATACCAAATAAGTTTCCGCTATTGTATAATCCGCTATCCGCTAAAGTCGTAGATCCCGTAGCTTTTGGCAAATATCCACTATTAAGACTTCCCGTAATTGGATTAGTTAAAACCGCTTGATACTGTGGAATATTTAAAACGTTAGCTACTAAAGTAGCCGCGCCACTTGTCCCCGTTGTAGTAAGACTAGTAATTCTATTAGTGTAAGCAGTGTCCCAAGTAGTTTGCGAAGCGTTAGTAGGAATTGAATATCCCGCCGCAAAAGTAACCGCTAAAGTTCCCGAACTTGTAATAGGAGAACCCGTAATACTTAAACCCGTTGGAACTGTCATAGCAACGCTAGTAACTGTCCCCGTATTTGCGTCCGTATCATTTATCCAAAAAGTACCGTTATATTTTAATACTTGGCCCGAACTAGGAGTAGTAATAGTTACGTCTCCTAATAAAGTTAAAGTATAGTCTCCGTCCGTTGCCACTACTGCCCCCGTTCTACCAAACACCGAAGTAACTGCGTCCGTATTAATATCGGTCCAAGAAGCCGTAATAGTTCCTCCGTCTTGTTGGTTCAAAGTAAGAGTCTTAGTCGTAGTACCCGTAACGGCCGCACTTGTTAAACTTCTATTATAAGCCGTCGTCCAAGTAGATTGGTTAGCCGTAGTAGGTATAGAGTAGCCCGCAGTTAAAGTAACTGCCAAAGTTCCGCTAGTAGTAATAGGATTTCCCGATACAGTTAAGCCCGTAGGTACTGACATATCTACGCTCGTTACCGTTCCGACGTATTGGTCCGCGTAATTAGGGATATTTAAAACCCCCGTAGTATTGTTATAAGTAGAAGCGCCGGTAGATCCCGTAGTCGTAAGACTAATCGCAGTTCTTGCCCTTGCGTCCGTAAAATATAAGTTTGTCCCTTCCGTTACTTGCGTAGTCGTATAGTCTCCGCTAGTTGCTACTACCGCGCCGGTCCTACCAAATACGGAAGTTACCGGATAAGAAATATCGCTAGTTAAAGCTAGAGTTCCCGTTCCGTTTGGTAAAGTAACTGTCCTATTAACCGATAAAGTTGGAGACTGTAATACTAAAGTATAACCCGAATTTGCATAGGTTAAATTAGTATCGGATAAAATAGGACCTCCGGTAAAAGTAGTAGTTCCCGTTATAGTTTTACTTCCCGCTATTGTCTGCGCTCCGGTAGTAATTAAACCCCTAGCCGTAGCCGAAGCCGAAGGAATATTAAAAGTATGCGTAGCAACGCTAGAAACTATATTAAAATCGTTTCCGCTCGTTCCGGTAGCAAAGTATTGCACTTGGGCCGTTAAGCCATTTAAAGCCGTTAATCCCGTACTAAAAGTCGTTATAACTTGGCATAAGTGCGAATCTTGCGTATGTATTGTCGTAGTCTTACCGCCGCTATTATCTGCGTAAAGTTTTATCGCTAATCTATCCGTAACCGTTAAAGAAGTCTGCGGAACTGCCGTAGCAAAAGAATATAAATTAAGATTAACTCCGTCGTATAAAATTTCGTGCGAACTAGTAGCAATTAAAGTAAAAGTAGTACCGTCGTATTTATATAATTCCGCGTAAAGTTCCGGAGTACCTCCGTTAGCACTCATAGAAGCGTAAATTTCAAAGTCCCAATTCCCCGCCGGTATTTGTAATAGGTTAGGATCGTTCGCGTCCGTTAAAAATGCTACTATAAATCCGTCTCCCGTTTTATTAAAGTCTACTCCCGTTCCCGTGTCGGCCGTCTTACTCATTTCGTAATAAGTAGTACCCCCTATTGTACCTTGGCTAGTTCCTCCATTCAAATAATAAGAAACCGAAGATCCGCCTCCTCCGCTAGTAGGGAAGTCGGCTAAAGTGCCGTCTCCTCTAATATATTGAGAAGCATATCCCGCCGCCGCTACTCCTATCGTTCCGTTGGCCGTTAGGGGGCTATTAGAGACATTAAAAGCCGCCGGCATAGTCAAACCTATGCTAGTAATCAAAGTAGGGAATGTAGTCAAATTTCCCGCTCCATTTATGTACTGTGTATTATCCCCGCTAAAACCTAGATTAATCGTTCCGCTTGAAGTTACGGGAGAACCGGTAATAGTTAAAGCGTTTCCGTCTCTAGATACTCCTACCGAAGTTACGGTCCCCGTCGCTCCCGACGATCTAGCCCATACACTCCCCGTATAAACTGCGTAATCGCCCACCGCAAAAGCAATCGGACCGGCTCCGAAATCCACAGTTCCCGCAACGTTACATAACCAAACGTCCCCCGCGTTACCCGTACCGTTAACCAAAGTAGGACTATTAGTAGAAGCGTTCCAAACTCCTTTAAATTCCATAACCGAATTAGGTAACTGATTTACTAGAATTTTACCGTTCTCGTCAAGCCTAGGAACCCCGTTAGCTACGTTAAAAGCTACCGAACTTAATATCCCGTCGGTTCCTATAATAACGTCGTCTAAGTCTCTTAATTTGGCTCCGCTTGTTATAACTATTTGGTTACTCATTTTACTTTTTTTATCTAATTAAACAAACCTCTAACAAATTCCCCACTATCTAAGGCCCTACTAAATGTAAGTACTCCCGTTGTACTATTCCATTTAACTTGCTCGTCTACCGGAGTTCCGCTAGTTATGATTGCTTGGCAATCTATACCGCCTCTAGATACATAAACGCAATCCTTCCCGATCATATCTACCCAAGTAATCGTAGTCTCGCCACCGGCCGCCGTATATTCTTTATTGTAAACATATCCTCCGCGAATAACTACTCCCTCCGGACTAATACTAGTTCCCGCCGTACCGT